CCGTGTGTGGTTTCTGGTTTCTCACGAATAGCATCGAGAGTTTTGTTTAAGTTGTAAAAAAATGTCATTTCAATTATCCTCTTGGGTTGGCGCCGGTAGCGGGCTTGGGTTGACGCTTGATGTTGGTCATGGGGCTCTTGTTGCCCTGGGGAATCTCATTTGTAGTTTTAGCAGGCGGAGTCTTTCCTCCAGCAATGGTAAAATCACTACGGTAAGCATTTTTCAACACAGCATGATCATACGGACCAGTTGAGTAGTCTTTTTTCAGTGCTCGCTGAGCAGCATCAGGTGCTGGGTAGTCTGTGTCAGCTAACAGGTCTTTGTTTTCAGATTCAATCTTGTCTGCTTCGTCAACCAAGCCATCAACATGAGCTTGCGTTTGCATCACAATAAGATTGGGGTCGCCACCTAGCAATTGAAACAACTGTTTGATCTGCGGTTCAATAGCAGGATACTTAAAACTCACATCAAACATTGTCACAGCGTCATTTTGATGATTTGGAAAGTCTGTGAGAATTTTTTGTATGGGTGTGGTCTTGGCATCGCCCAACTTGGCTGGATCAAATTGATTCAACTTTTGTTTGAGTTCACGTACAAGGCCATCTGGAATGCGACCGCACATTTTGATACGATAGTCGTACGTGCGCTCGCTTTCTGCTAGATATTTGGCGAATGGTTTCATGTCAGGTTCCTGTTCAATATTTATTCTTTTTGCGTTTTTTGATTGTTAGCGCCTATAATACGATCAAGAAGTTCATTGCGACTCAGCATATGGCCTGTGCCAGGCTGTGCGGGTTTTTCTTCTGGATGTGCTTGATCTAGTCTGGCTTTTTTAAGTTGTAGATCAATCATTTTGAGTTTTTTATCCAACTTGGCTGTTTTGGCAGTGATTGCATGCCCTAGCATGTTGGATGCTACAGAAAAAATTTCTGATGCAAATCTTGAGTCCACTTGCATGCCTAGATCCATGAGATCTCGGTAGCTGCCTGTGGCCAGGCCGGCAAGTTCATCCATTTCTGTGTCAGTGGCGTCAAGCCCACGCACAGCTGGCAATGCACTGTCAATTTTATCAATAACTTGATCAAGAGCCACAATGGTTTCTCTGTTGTTGGCCAAGTTAGGCACAGCATCAGTTATCTCTTGATCAGTAGGGGGTAAGTCAAAAAGCTCTTCTAGTTTGCGGGTCATACCATATTTATGGTATTACGCACGGCCATTGTGAAACATATCGTTTTCGGTTATGACTCTGAATGTAAGGCCTTGGCGGCGACACCACTTCATTGCAGAGTCCCATTTGGCATAGTTAATAGCAACCACAGCCCGATCTCGACTGCTCATTTTGCTTTCTAGTACACTTTGTTTTTTGGGCTTGATTTCAATCAATTCTGCTTTGACTGTGTTGCCCCGGGTACGATAAGTGATAAGAAAATCTGGCACATATATTGTTTGTTTGCCAGTGAGTGGGTGTCGATAAGGAATTTGCACAGCTTCGCTAGCCCACTGCAATATGTGATCATTGGTATCACAAAAACGCATAAAACTGTGTTCCCAGCCTGAGCGATAGCGAGGCACACCGTTGCCCACGTATTTTTCTGGGTTAATGATTTGGTAAAAACCCTGTGCCCATCTGCTCATTGCAGTATATTTCTAGCAGCATAGACATTGGGAGTAACTGCAATACCCACTCCCAACAGTGTGGCTCTACTACGAATTTGATTGAGGTAGTAGGCCAGTTTGACGTTTAAGTTTACACCAGAAGTACCTTGAAATTCTTTTAACAAAGTCAAGGGCGAAATACCAGTGTCCTGAGACACTCTAAACAAGCTCACAGTAAAGTTACCTGCTGCCTGTTTGGTAGTCATTACACTCTCAAAATAGCTGTTGACTATGTCATATTCAGCCGCAGGTACATTGACATCATAGCTGTAAAACTGATCAAAAATTCTTACTGTTTGATCAATGTTGTAATTGGTAGTGTTAACTGAGCTCATCGTGTGTTGTTGTTGTTAAACGTAGGCGATGCTGTCTGTGGAGTCTTTTGCGGAGTGGGAATGTACACACCACCAGCTCGATTCATAACTTGTCTAGTGGCACCGGGAATAGACTGTATGATTTGATTTACACCAGCAGACACAGCTTCATTTTTGGCTAGGCTTGCAATATTTTTGCCTTTGAACGTGTTGGCCACTCGCATGGCCGTTTGGGCTGCGCCTATTAGGCCGCCAGGCCCGCCACTTTGTAAGTCACCTAGAATACCAATGCCTGCGTCCAATAAGCCGCCTTGACCAAAAATAGTAGAGTTGCCACCTGGTCGAGAAATAGGACTAAGTGTGGTGTCGTAGTGTGTTGGATCAGCAAATCCTTGAACATTGGTGTCGGGTCGTGCGCCACCCACTGCACCTGAATAGTATTTTACAGTTTCGTATTGAATGCTCACAGTGTGAGACATTGTTCCGTTACCTTGCGAGTAATCATATGTGTCATGATTCCAAGACTGTATTACTGGATTGATAAGAACGTATTCAGCAAACTTGCGTTGGTCTAGGCCATAGATTCTAATGTCGCTAAAAAAAGCTGGTTTGCCGCCTGAGTTGTTTGAGCCAGGTGCTGGTGTGCCATCTTGCCAGGCCTCGCCACTGTAACCCCAGTCTTTGACTTGCAACACATCACTGTAGATGTCTCTAGTGTTGTATCCAAACCCAGCTTGACGGTTTGCACTTGCGCCTACACTGCCATTGGTGTTGTTTGGGGCCAGATACTGTTGTGAAGGATCTTTGTAATAGTAAGAATAGTAGTAGTACCAAAGACGTCTAGCATTGTCACCACCATCGTCGTGAAACACCAGGTTCACAGGTTGGTACTCAATCTTTTTTTGTATAATGCGTTTGCGGTTATACTGATTGAGTACTTCAGTTTGTACTTGAAATTTTGGCAAGTCTACTGTTTTTACCAGTAGGCTTAACTTAGAGCTTTCGTTATTACCAAACACCCCACGGAGATAAGGAATTTGTTCAGTGTTGATAGTAAAGCTGACATGATAGAGAAACTTGTACCTAGGCTTGAGTTCATAACTGTTGCTGGTAAAAGTTTTACTTGCGTGAGTGTAGTCACGCAAGGTATCATTGCCAATAAAGCCTTTGAGTATTTGGTTGCCAATACCAAATGGGCCGCCGCCATTGGCCATAAGTTATCCTTATTAGCTTTGGCCAGCGCCAGTCACAGTACCGTTGGCAGTTCTCAAAGCGTTGGCAATAGCAATGCCTACGCCAGAAGCTTGTCCAGTAGCACTTGGTACTTGGCTTGCATTATCATAAGCAATGGTCAAGTTAATTGTAACTGGAGCACTTTCACTATAGTTCAAAGCACCGTAGTCAGCACTCTTGAGATAACAACCATACAGTTCCCAAGTTTCTAGTACCACAGGTTCTGTTGCACCGTTACCACCGTCAAGTATCTCAACCTTGGTCAAGAACTTGTAATCAATACCTGATGCAGCAGAAGCCATTTCCAAAAAGTCCATTTGCTTTTGCAACTGTTCGCCAATCAAGGATGCTACCTTGCCGCTGGCATCGTCACGAATTTCGCATGTGGTGTCTGCCCATGATGGTTTGCCGGCCAACTTAACTGTGCTGTTGTAAATTGGTATAGCAATTTCTTCAAAGCTTAGGTTGGGTCGAGTAAAACTGATTACTTGTTTGGTTAGTTCGGTAGTGGGCTTCGAAATACCCAAGTTTTCAAACATCACTCTGAAGCGATATTTGAGTTTGGGCATCAACAGGCCTTGCGTGGACGCACTTTGGTCACTCGCCAAGGGTACTGTCATTTTGTTTAGTGATGCACTTGCCATTTGTTATCTCCTATATGTTTATTTACCTAAAAAGGTGACCGTATTTGGTCACCTCTTTTTTAGCCTGCTGCTCCACCAGAGATTTCGCCAGTGTTCTTAATACGCAATGGAATATAGATAAACTCCACAGCTTTCACTGGTTCAATAGCAATGTCAACCCAAAGCTCGTTACGATCAATACGTGCTGGTGTGTTATTGCTCAAATCGCAAACAACCAAGTAGTCATAAATTGCTCGTTTAGCAATCAAATCAATCATCAAACTGTCAACAGTGTTGGTGATTTCATTACGTGTGATTTGATCATTGGGTTCAAACAAGAACAATTTACCAATTTCTTCAAGTCGGCCACGCAAGAAGCAGATCAAACGTGCAACGTTGATTCGATCCAGTGCTGTGGTAACTGTGGTAGAAGTCTTGTTACCAAAGTTGGTGATACCAACACCTGGGATAAAGGTAATTGGGTTAACATTACGCTCATACAGGATGTCACGCACAGCTTGTCCAACGCTGAGTTGTTGGAACTCGCCAGTTGCAGAATCAATGTAGCCAATAGCTGTGGCATTGTCAACAACACCACGGCGTGTACCAGCAGGTGCCAACCATGGATAGCTCACTGCATCGCTACGCAAAATAGTGCGAATCATCATGTGACTTGGCGCTGTTACCACAATGTTTCCACTGAGGTCTGATGTTTGGCAGCTAGGATAGAATGTAGCAGCATAGTTGCTGGTTGCTACCAAGCCATCGCCAGTTGCTGTGCCAAGACCATTGTTGTTGGTGGCCCACTCAACCAAACTGTTGCCGTCGGCAGCCAAGCGCATCGGTGTGTCACCAACAACAAACAGCGTATTGCCACGCTCGTTACTGAGAGCAATCATGTTGGGTATCAGTTCTGGATAAGCAGGTGATGAAATAAGGTTGAAGCCATTTTGTTCTTCACGAGCTGCGGCACTGGTATCAATACCACTCTTCATTGCTGCAACAACCATCTTGCGCTGTGCTTGACGTCCTGAGTACATACTGCCGTTATCTTTATTGCCACTGGCAGTGAGCCAGGTGCTTGTAACGCTTGGGAGAGTATCATCAGGGAAAGTTGTTGAGTTAAAGTAGTTAACTTGGAAACTCTTGACATTGTATCCACTACGACGAGTGTTCCACAACAACATACCTTGTGGATACAAAGTATAGTCAGGAGCATCAATATCTAAGTAATTAGAAATCAACAAGCTAGTAATAGTTGGGAATGGATCTGCCACAGGATCTGTAGTACCATTAGGAGCCCAACGTGCGTCAGCAAACAGCACACCATTTTCTGTGACTTGGTCAGTAGTATCTACTAGGACCCATTGATCTGTGTTATCAACACTTTGCCAACGATATATCACAGGATAGTTTTCTAGATCACCTGAGTCAATCCACAAATCACCATAAGTTAATGCACTTTGAGCTGCATTGTTTTGACTGGTAGGTGCTGTGGGTGACACGATCGGGCCGCTTGCATTGGTAAGACTCAAATCGTAACCACGCACGTCGTTGGTAACAGTTTGGTAACCTTTCCAACCACTAGTGGTGTTGACCATGATGTCACAATCGTCTACAGAGCTGTAATACCACAAACGTCCATCAGCAGGGTCTTGATCTGGTGATGTGTCGCTAGCAGTGTATTCAAAGTCAGGCTGTGTTACCCAGTTACTGAGCACAATGCCATTTGTGGTACCGCTGGGTGGTCTGCAAAACGGTGTTGCGTCTGTGAAACCGGCCGCAGTCACTGGTGTGCCCACAACGTTTTGCAACAATATACTGCCGCCCTGGCTGTGTGTGATCACAATGTTACCTGCACTGTTTACAGAAGCAGATACATACGGCACGTTGGCAGCACTGACCGCCGCACAGAAGGCAGCTGGAGTTGTACCAGTCAACACAGCATTGGCAGATGTGCCATTAAGCGTGGTTGCACCAGCTTCAGTTGCAAAGATACTAAATGAGTTGCTACTGGTAAACGTTGGACTTTCTTCAGTGCCAGTAACTACAGTAGCGCCAAACGCTCCACGTTGCAAAAGTACATAGCTAAAATTGTCAATTGGAGTGGTCAAGTAAAATTCTGCACTGGATTGAGCAATGATTGATCCTTCGGGAATATTTTTACCGCCACCTGAAGGATCAAGAGCATAGTTTGTTGAAGCGTCATTTGCAAAGACTGGACAATCTTGAAGAATCCAATCACCCAATGTAGCACTGTATCGTTTAATTGTAATACTAGTACCATTGTTGGCAGGACTTTCGTTGTTCCATACAGAGCCAGTGGGGTTGCCGCCTTGCGGGCCAGTTGTACGCCAGTTAGGAACTTGATAACTGTAAGCAGATAAAAATAATGGTGCTGCAAATTCACCTGATGTCAATCCCAGGGCACTAAACAATGCAGCGCCTTGACCACCAGCGGGTTCAATAGATGCAATTCCAGCTGAGTTAGTTGAACCGTCATTGGTAGCATTGCGGTCTGCATAGATTGCAAGTTTGCCACCCACTGCGGCAGCAGTAATACCAGCAATGGTTGCAGCGTTGATGGCTGATGCAAAAGCTGATACGCCACCTGCGGGCAATGT